AATTTTATTGCAATGAGGACATTCAACTTTGGGTTTTGGCTTTTTCAATTTATTACGCTCTAATTCAGTCCAGACTCTGCCAGGTTTCCCTGCATTAACACCTATCAATGATTTTGAAACTTTTTCCTTGTGCCACTCTGCTAAAGGTCTGCCTTTAAGTGGACTTGGTTTACCTAATTTTTTTAGTGTCTTTAATCTTTTAGCAATAGATTTTGAAAGTTGTTTTCTACCTTTAAGGGTATTTGAAATCTTATTACGGAGTTCTTCTGTTAAAATTCTACCAGAACACCCTTCGCCACCATTAGTCATATTTCTTAATATACCAGTACCTAAATCTTTACGACCATATTTTTCTATTAGATTTATTTCTAATTCAAAAGCATCAATTTCACTTAAATTTTCTGCTAATATTTTAATTTTAGATTTATCTTTCGGTACTACAACCGAATGTTTATGATCCCAAGCTCGATTGCCCTTTCCTTTACCAATATAGTAAGGTGTGTCGTTGGATTTTCTTAAATAGGCATAAACGTAATACGTGTTCATGTTATCTATTTTACGATTCAAAAGGTTCGTCTTCGTCAGCTATAGCGATAACTGCTGGTTTGATTCCTGCGTTCTGACGCATGATTGCAAGTTCGTCTGGCTCGCACTCGCATGGTTCGCAACCACAAGCAGAACAGTGACCTTCATCACCGTCAATGGCAACATCAGTGTGTGGAACTTCTACACCAGCTAGTTTTTTCATTAAATCTAATTTCTGTTGCAGGGGAGCAACCATCGAACGGGTATTAACCTGTGCTTGACCTTCAATACCATGAGTGTCAACGGGTTCACTAACTTCAACGTCAACAACTTCTGGACGGTTAGTAACTTGTGTTTGGCTTTGGCCTGAGTCTTTAGCATCAATTACATCTGCTAGTTTACGTAGAATTTCACTTGCTCTCATATCGTTCTTTCATTAACCTGCTGTATATACGTTACCAGTTTTGGCTGTTGTGTTACCCGCCGCAAAATCGTTTACATATCCGCTAGCGGCCACGTTGCCAACTTGGGTAATTGTAATAGCTGCTGAGGCACCGCCTACTGGCAACAAGCTCAGAGTATTAAATAGGCCCTGCATATTGATATCGTTTTTTCTATTAGGTAAAACGCTGACAGGGTTGGACTGTGTAGCTGAGCCATTGATATTAGCATAGCAGGCCACGTTAGAAAATACAGTAACTTTAGTACTGTTAATCTGCGGTGTGGTGATAGCAGTCGATGTATTGTATGTTAAGGTGTATGCCATTCTTTAAATTCCTAGGTATTAGTGTTATTTATCTGTTAGAACCCTGCTGCTTTAAGTCTTGCGGCCAGCTGATCCAGTGCTGAACTAACTGTGGTAACGTTGCTGGTCCAGTTTCTATAGTTGCCCATGGTGTATAGTATGGAAGCAATATTTGCAGTACCAGAACTTTGAATATTTCCCAGAGATGCTGTAAAATAAACCACGGCCGTATTTGCTTGTAAACTACCTGCTTCAACTAGGGGACTTTGGATACTAGTATTTGATATAAAGAATGCCGGAGTAAATGCGTTGCCTGTTAGATTAATATTACCAGCTGAAACGTTACCACTATTGTGTAGCAGATAGCTAGATACGTTTGCGTTGCTGTATGTTGTAAATGTAGCATTAGCATAAGTTTTAAATTGACTTAGGTTAGCATTTATTCCAACGATAGTTGTATCTGTTCCTGCGGCCAAGTAACTTGCTACATTGGAGTTTGCATATACTGTACTAGTTGTAGCAAACGCGGTGTTGGCATAATTTTTAAATTGTGTTAGATTAGAATTAATACCAATAATAGTAGCATCTGATCCTGCGGCCAAATAACCAGCAACTCTGATATTGGCGTATACAATATTATCATTGTTGCCTGACCAATGTGCTCCTCCGGTAATAATAATATTACCAGTATTGACATTACCAAATGTACCTACCCCAGTAATTGTAATTGGACCTGTGGTTAAATTAGCTGATAAACTGGTAATAGCTGATGTGTTATTAGCAATCGCAAGATTAGCGGCCTTAAGGTTAGCGTTAATCAAATTAACATTAGCGACCACAGCTGAATTTAAAGTGTTTACATAACTGACTACGGCAGCATTGGATGAAACTATTGCGGTATTAGCAGCAGTAACGTTGGCATTGAGTAAATTAATTGCTACAGTATTATATTGACCGTTTACTGTGGCTGTATAAATTGCACCATTGGCCGCTGTAACATTGGCATTCACCAAATTGATTAGATTTGCAGTATATGTTTGATTGTATGTATTGGCTGCAGTAATTAGTGAGTTAGTTGTTGCTACGTTAGCATTGACAGAGGATATTTGTCCTGCTTGGCTAGCGGCGTTAGCAAATAAAGCTGTAATATTCGCAGTTGCCAGACCAAGGTTAGCATCCAATGTTTGGATGTGTAGGTTTGCCGCTGTGATATTATTACCTAGAGTTACTTCATTTGCATTATTGGTTTGTATATCACTGTATAGTACTGCGGTATTTGATACCAGTGCAGCAATGGCCACATTAGCAGCGGCCACATTGGCGTTTACTGCTGGCAAACTGGTATTAATGATTGTTGTAATGTTATTACCCAATCCAGTGACATTGTTATTTGTATTAGATAGACCTGAGGTTAATGTAGATACATTACCTTGCAGGATAGTGATGTTAGCAGAGTTATTGTTAGTGTTACCAGTAACTGAGTTAAGATGTGATTGTAAATTACCAGTATTAGCAACTAAGTTAGCAACGCCTACACTGAGTACACCAACGTTGGCATTGAGTGAATTAATTTCTGTTTGTATTACAGAAACGTTAGCATTAGCAAAAGTTGAAGCTACACTGACCACATAAGCATTAGCCGCATTGGTAGCAGCTACTACGCTGGCATAACTTGCAGCGCCCGCTACGTCATTGATAGTTAGTTGAACGGCGCCAGTTCTACCTGCTACACTAGTGACACCAGGATTATAGTATGCAGTAACATTAGCATTACCGCTGGCAAATACTATAACATTAGCATTGGCAAAAGTTGCTAGATTAGCAAAGTTTTGATCAATTATTTGAAATGCGTTGCGTAAGGGTGTGCCGGTTCCATCGTTTGGGTGAGCACCGGTATAGACGTTAGCAAAAATACTCATTATTTTTTAACCTTGTTATTGAGTATTTATCTAAAAAGAAGAAAGCCCGCATAAAGCGAGCTTTCCGGGTACTCCAAAGTGCCGTTCGGCTTACAAGTATATTTACAAGTTTAACTCTTTTGCTTGCTCATATAGGGCAAAACTAGCTAGATTTTTACCTTTTGATTCGCATTGTATATCAAAGTATGGCCAAAAACTCAATGCCCACTCGTTAACCTGACGATTCCAGTAAAAGTCTGAATGTGCTCGTAACTTTGCTTTTTTGTAACCTTCTACCAAAAGTGCCGAGTGGTTGGGGGCAGTGAGTGGATCATGTCCCACAAGTACATCTTCGCGGCTGACACTATAATGCATAGCAGGACGAACACCACGCCAGCTATCAATAACTCTCGCAACACGTTCGTCCCGTGGGCTAATGTACTCGCCTTCGCGTATCCAGTGATGATGAATATCGAGCACAATAGGTACAATATCAGAAATGGTAAGACAATCATTTAACCCCCATGCGTTTTCTTCGTTTTCGATAGTGATACAATTACGGGCTTCTGGCGATAGTCGCTGGTATGCACGGCGGATGCCATCTGGACCTTCTCTACCGGCAATATGTACGTTGATCTTAAAATCTTGGAATTCTTTGCCATAACCCATCCAACGGGCCATATTGGTGTGATATTCGAACTCCTCTATGGACCTATCCACGATCCCAGGATTACTCGATGCAAGCACAGTAAACTGGCCAGGATGAAAACTAAGCCTAACATTCCGAGCCTTAGCAATAGCCCCCACTCTCGCAAACGCTTGTTCGGCGTATGATACAACAGAAGAATTGCGCCAAAAGTTAGAAAAATCACTATGGGTATAGCAAGGAAGAATATCACTGCTAAGACGCACCATACGTAGAGACTCTGGGAGCTCACTGACCCGCTCCACTAGTAATCTTGTTGATTCGATGTTTTGAACCATTAGGTCCCATAATCGTTGCTCCGCTACTTCCCTTGTTTGATTATTTAACCATCTGACGGTGGTTGTTCCAGTATTATACTTACGTGCATCGTCTTTGGGTTTAAGACCCCCAGTTTGATCAGGACGATCAATCCATTTGCAACAGAAGCCTATTCGTTTAGTGAATGCTTGGATTTTCAATCTCCCAGTAAGTTGAACCACGTTGTTCTGTTGCAATTATAGCATCTTCAAATCCCTGTTGCAAGTCTTGGCTACGTAGATCTATGGCTTGATCTAATACTTCAAGCATAGCAACACCCACTTCATGATTTTCGGTATCTAGTAGGCTTTCACCGATGGCAACCAATTCATCAATCACAGCATCCAATTCTTGTACTGTGAGATCTTTGACTGCTATAGTATTGTCAAGTACTCCGCGAATTATAGTTTCAGTATCTCTCATTTTAAACTCATAATATGTTTTATCACGTCATTGGCTTCTGGAAATCCCTGACGTGCTTTAGCTTCTACTGCCTGTTCAATATAGTCCAGTTGCATTTTATTTAAGTCGTTTAAAAATCCTTGTATTTGGTCACGTGGGATTTCCATACGGAATACATTCTTTCCTGGACGAGGGGTATCTTCGGGCCACATATATTATCCTTGCACAAATACTTCTACTGTTTGCACATGACTGACAAATTCTTCGTAAGTCATCAAACTGTAAGGGCTATGATTGTAAAACTCATAGGGCATTTTAATTCTCACACCATCTTTGTAGCACTCGTGGAAAGTCTTAATGTTATCTTCTTCAACATCATCCCAAGGGCGATATTCATAACCTAGGTAACTGTATTTTGCATTCATGATTAATCCTTAAAATAAACATTAAAAGCACGAGCATTCCGTTTGACTGTACTACGATTCTTGCGATGTGGTCCGCGATACACTATACGAAAACGGTAACCCAACTGTTTTAAACTGCGACGTAGAGATTCTAACTGACTGATAGGAATCATACGCAACTCTGGATTAGCCTGTACTGTCATATATACATCACTAAAGCCGGCGATGAATGATTCAGTACGGAGTTCTTGTGGAACGTATGGCATATTAGTTTGCCTCGTAAGCGGCTTTGAGTTTTTTCATAAACTCTGCACGAATCTTTGCCGCTTGCTTAGGCGTCAGCTCAATTTCAGGATATACCTGACTTTTGACTGAGGTTTTTACTACGGCATTTTTTGCTACCACGGTGCGTGGCTTTGAAGGTTTTGCAGCTGTAAACGGATTGTCATCATTGGCTTCAGCAACTAACACCGCTAAAATCTCTTCACGACCATTAGCAAAGTTAGTAGCAATTAATCTTTTTGCCGCTTGACTTTTAGTCATTTCAGTGTTCAAAAACTGCATTTCAACTTCAGTGTGCCCTGCTTTACGTAAAACGTCAATACGCTTAACATCGTTAGCTACACGAAATTTTAATACACCGTTTAGTCTAGAAACACCAGCAAAAGTAACAAGTTTTGACATAGTTTTAGCTCCTAATTAATTACTATACAAGTATTATACTATTTTGGCAATTTTGGGTCAACCAAAAGCCTTAAATAAGCCCGCTACGCAGACTACGAAGCCCACAGCATTGACCAGCATCTGTGGCTTATTTGCAACACGTACAGTCCAGGAAAAATAGAATAAACTGCCCAGCATACCCGCTATGATATTCCAGGGGTAAAGGTTGAGGTTCATTAGGGCATACATGGCCATAATACATATTGTACCGGCCCACTGTAAAAGATCGTTGATTTTTAACCTCATGCTATATTATAGCATTTTGGCAATTTAGGGTCAACTTAATGTAGGGTGCTGTTACCTAACTGCTCGCCGTCCATGATCTTAAAAATTCTAAGAATTTTTTGTACATTCTTAGGTTGTTTGAAGGGCATATTTTCTGGTAAAAATACTGACTTTAATTCACCGTTAGGTCCTAGTATAAAACCATAGTCCTCGTCAGTGAGTTCTCCATCAATAAAACCATCTTCAAATGCCAGCTCTTCGGATAATTTGCTCATGATAGCTCCAGTTGTCTAATCTACTAATATACTTATCAGCTTGTTTTTTTAATTGTAACATAACTTTACGATCGTGTCTAAAATGTTTTTGATATAACCGCCACGTTCTGGTAGATTCCATTTTACGATTGTACACTATCATTTCACTTGCAACATTAAATCCGTGAGCTAGAATTTCATCTTCACAGCCTAGGTAGTCTTGCATGGTATCATTGTAACGCAGAGTAGTTTGTGCGCGATATCCTCGACCATGGCGATAACCTCGTTGACGGCAATAATACAGGTGAAGGTATTCATGGGTCAGTACATCAGCAATATGAAATCCTATGCTATCCCAATCGGTGCTATCAATATAACAAATTTTTTTACGAGCAGGGAAGGTCAGGGTGATAAAAATGCAAGGGTCGTCCTGTTCGTCATCGGCTGGACGGTACTCGCCCTTGATCCAAAAATTGCCAGATTCTACACGTGAGTCTCGCTCAGTATTGAACACTAACTTAGAGTCACAGAACTGCATACGGATTAAATGCGTTAATCCCTCGGGCGTGTACCGTTTACCGCGGTGTCTAACTGCGATAGTTTGTAAACGCTCGAGAGCTTTGAAGAACATTAGATTTTATTAAAATCAGAATAAAAAAAGTGTCCACCAACACGGGCTATGTAATTTTTCTTTTTAGCCCATACTGGACGAATAGCTGCGGCATGGAAATATAGTGCATCACTGTACTTGGCTTGCCAGCTTGCATAGTTTCCTTTAAGAAGTTCTTGAGCCACACGTTGACTTTCCTCCCATCGATCATCAGAATCTTTGGGTTTGTGTACAAACATGCACTTCCATGAGAATTGACATATTGAAACGTTTTCAACTACCTTGGTTGTTTGTTTCTGTTGTTCTGGACGACCAAACCAACCAGCCTGTACCATCTTGACAGTGGTAACTTCTCGACTGCGTACAGTTTGTGTACGTTGATTCACTACCGAGCAAATTGAATCACCAAAACGGCCATCACGGACGCGGTTAATGGTAACCATGGCTACTGCCACTTTGCCTTCTTCAGGTTCACTGCCTGCTTCGTAGTAGATGTTGTGTGCAAGGCAATCGACGTCCTTGCTTGATACGTTGATGTCCACTATGGGACTCATAATAGCATCAACTAAATTGTCCAAGCGCAATTGAGCTTGTGCTTTAACTGTGCCAAACACGGTGTTTGACTGTACTTCTTCTGCATGACCGGGTGCCATTACGGTCAGGGCTAATATTGCTACGATAGATAAAAATATCGTTCTCATACTGTCCTCCTTTGGTTATACGCTTCGATAAACTGAAAGCGTTAGATATTTAAACTCATATCTAATGAGTTATAATACTATATAAGTCGTTGAAAGTCAAGGTAAGTAGTGTTTCTGAGCAAAAACCCACCATTAAAACCCTACTTATTCTGGTTTATATAGGTACTTAATGGTATATTTTGTTGATTTGCTTGAGCTATAATGCCAGCGGGATTTGGATCATTAGTGAGGTTAATTCCTGCGGTAGCCAATTCTTGAGTGTTAATAAATTCAGCAATGGCCAATCTGATTGTGTCTCCGTAGACATCTGGAGTAATCAAATTAGCAAAAAATTGGTAAGTCTGTGCATCGGTTTTGTCTGATGCTGTTTGCCCAATGCTCTTTCCAAAAAACTGTAGAGTCTGTGGATACCCAGAATTGAATACAATTCCTGCTTTGTTTAAATTATTAACTTCCGAAGTCAAATGATTCAACATTGTGTAGTAGGCCTGCTGGCTTGCTGTTAAAGCTGCACTCGACGGAATAGAATTCAATGCGCTATTTACAGCCGACACGTTTGAATCAATCATAGTTATGTTTGGTGGTCCGACGTTGGCAGAAACTTCATTGTTATAATCAATCACAGCTTGATCAAGATTTGATACTGCGGATGATACAGCACCGGTTAAAACTGTACTGTAGTTTGTGTTTAAGGTTGCTATGTTTGCGTTATAAGGATTGCCAACTACCGCGCCCAAATAGTCGTTGATAACAGGCGTATTGAAAGGTCCCGAACCTGTGCCCAGTGTGGCCAATAAATTATTTGCAATAGTATTTGATAATACCAAACTATTAGCATTAGCAGTTGTATAATTTAACGTGGGATTTTCTATGGCTGACAACAGTTGAATAATACTAGACCAACTTGAAAAATATCCCTGTCCCACGTCTTTTTGTAGTAGTGCGGTAAAGGTTGGAAAGTCTGTTACACCAATGGAATTTAAATGAGCAAGAGTAGCTGGAGAAACAATAGTATTAAAATTAAGATAGTCGTTAAGAGACGTAATCGAAGCATTTGCAATAGTTACATTAGTTGCTGTTTGGATAGCTTGTAGTGCTGTACCAGTAATGCTCTTAAAGATTGATGTTATTACGTCTGTACTATTTCCAGATACTTTTGTATTGTTTATTACATTTGCAAGTGTCGGCAAAGAAACCTGCCCAACCGAAGTAGTAGCAGTAAAAGTTGAAGGTGCTTGGCTAACAGTCTGTGAGTTTTGCGGAACCTGTGTAAGATTGTTTGTGTTCAACCCAGCAGCTGATAACTGTGCGGCTAAGTTGCCATAAGATCCCAAGCCTTGATTTAACAAATTTTGACCAAACACATAGGGATTACTAATAGTAGATATATTATTAATATCATACATAGTTCCCCATGTTGAAATAACATTAGATATCAGCGCACCAGTATTTCCAATGCCGCCAGTTGACAAATCACGGGGACCAGTATAACCAATACCACTTTGTGCGTAGGTTTTGCCTTTTAGTAAATAAACACTGGCCACAGTATCAAACACTGAGCCGGCGTATCCGCTGGCAGTTTGATAGACGTTGGCAAAACTTTGAACTCCATTGATAAACGGTAAGTTAACCTGTGTTAGTATCGTACTACTCATACTAGCAGTATTTGTAATAGCTACATTACTATAACCAACAATGTCATTGGCATGTATACCAGTACCGTATACAGGATTTACATAAATTCCATAATAGGTAACACCGCCCGAACTAACGGGAGTGATGTTACTGGGATAAAAATCGATTAACCATTGGCCCTGTGTTACTCCAACACCAAGGTTAGCCAATGATGCAAGAACACTTGCTGAACTGTTAGATGAACTAGCATTGGTAAAAATATTAGCAATCAGTGTGATTGGTGTGTGAGAACGAAAAGATGTAATTTCAGATATTACTGTAGAATTTGCCGCAAGACCCTGACCATTGATAATGGTATTCTGTGCGGTTAATTGTATTGCTGAGGCCACGGATTACAACCCAACTTGTACAGTAGGTTCGCCTGTTGCTTCTATAGAATGATAGTTACAACTACACAAACTGCCGATACCCGGACCACCTATAACAGCTGCCGGCTTGCCTTCGATCATTACTGTACTGCTAGTCAATACCGGCAGTACTTTTGCAACTTTACATGTAGGATTATATCCTGGTGCTTTAGGATTGGTCCAATTGCCATGCGGTGCAACTATAGCACCTGCTGTGGCTACAGGACGGCCACCCGCTAGGACAGTTGGAGTAACAGATGCAACAGCATTAGGTGGTCCATATTTTGGATCAACTAAATCTCCGGTACAAGCAATCGGACGTCCTGGCATTTTAAGTAATTATTCCGCCTTTAGTGGCTGGCTGAATACCTGTTGTAGTGCGGATATAGTGATTTTCAATATCTTTAATAACAGGACCATGCATGATAACATGTTCAAATTTCAGCGTTACATTAGTATTTATATCCGCAGAAATTAGGCTTTGCATCAATCCTAAACCTTGGTTACTTGGTATAACAGTACATGGACGGTTTACAGTAAAACCCGCGGGTAATTGATCTACAAATTTGGCAACGATTTCATCACCAGTTACCATCTTGAAACACACGATATCGCCTTCTGCGTATCCTTTATTGATTAACATATTTTATCCTTGTAAATGTTTTCTTAATTCTGTAAAACCACCAATGTACTCTTCATCTAAAAAAATCTGTGGCAATGTACGTGCTGTTGGTACTGCTTCTAATAATTGCTCTTTGGTCCAATCTGTACTTACATTGCGTTCTTCGTATTCAATACCCTTTGCTGTGAGTAATTTTTTTGCCTGATCGCAAAATGGACAGGCGTTTTTGCTCCATACTGTAGCTTTCATATTACATTTCCTTCTTATAAATTCGGTAGTGCTTCGTAGTCAATGGCGTCGCTCATTACACCAATGACATAGCTGGTTGATTCTGATTCTTGTAGAGCTGTTTGCTTTTTACTTGTATCTGTGTGCTTGTTAAACCAAGGAATAGGTGTTGTCTTGGGTGCCGATGCTTGATACTTGATGCCAATATCTTTTAATGCACCGACTGCGGTATAGTCAACAAAGTCTTTGAGAATTTGTGCGTTCAACCCAATCACAGGACCTTTCTTAAACAAGTAGTCAGCCCATTCTTTTTCTTCGCGGATAACATCTGCATACAGTTGATATACTTCGGCTTCGCATTCAGCTTTGACGTCAGCAAAACGTGAATCTTCTTTAATAACCTGATTGATTAAGAAAGCTGTCCAACCTTTGTGTAGTAACTCGTCTTGTAGGATCAAGCTAATAATATTGCCGTTGCCCATAAAGATACGATTCTCTACCATTGCAAGACTTGTGGCAAATGATACCATAAAGCGGAATGCTTCTAACGCATAACTGGCATGTAAGGCCATCCAAATAGCGCGAACGTGTGTGCGTTCATTGATCTTTTCGCCAGCTTCTTTGCGGCAATTGATTTCATGTAGAGCATCATAGTAGTTGCCCACAGTTGATGCCATAGCAACAATTTCTTCAGTGTCATGGATTGTATTAAACACATCCTTTGGTACATTATAGATATTACGAATAATGTGACTGTAACTCTTAGAGTGTATATTAGTTTCAAAGAATGTCCAGTTATAGACCAATGCTTCTAATTCTGGTAGACTAATCACTGGTGTAAAGATTTGACTAGGGCCGCGGCCCTGTAGACTATCTAATGCTGTTTGACGTAGTAGGTTACTGGTAAAGATATGTTTAACTGCGTCTGACGCATCTTTAAAGTCATTTGAATCTTTAGTTAAACTAATTTCTTCAGGTTGCCAAAAGAAGCCACGTGCTGTAGCTTCAAAGTCTGCAATTTTAGGATAACGTACTTCTTCAAAACGTTGAATAGTTACTGGCCCTTCTGGATCTAAAAACATCTTACGTTTAAGATAGTTTGTAGGTTTATTTAGATCATATTGTTGCTTTGACATTCTTTTTCCCTCGTGTTTCTTTCATTTTTTTCTTTGTTTCTTCTGAATGCTTTTTACCTAACTGGGCTAATCGCATTTTTTGTTTTGTCTCTTCAGATCGTTTTGCACCTACAGGATTAGAATTTGTATTATGTGCCAATCTTAGTTTCATTTTAGTCTCTTCAGACTTCGGACGACCTTTTAATTTCTCACTAATTTGCTTCTTACGTTCTTCGGTGTGAGGAGGGCGTTTAATTCCAGTTAATGCTTTACTTATTTTTGATCTATGTTCTTCTGTAAATACCTGGCCTGCACCACCCTGACCTCCATCTGTTCTATTATGAAGTATTCCTGTACCTAAATCTTTCCGACCATGTTTTGCAATTAGTTTAATTTCGATCTTAAACGCATCATCCTCTGTTAAATTTGTTTCAATTAACACAATCTTAGATGACTCTGTTGGTGTATGCACACCCTTATTATTATTTCTATGTTGTTCCCACGCACGATCATCTTTTCCCTTACCTACATAGTAAGGAGTTCCATCATCTCTAAGATATAGATAAACATAAAATTTATTCATTTAAAGTTTACACCCTTCGCAGTCTTCTTGATCATCCCAGTTAATCTCTTCTAACATAGCGGGTGCCTCTTCGGCATCCGCTTTAGCACCCTGTTTATTCACGAGGCTATAATAGAAGGTTTTCAGACCCCAAACGTGTGCTTGCATTAAATTACGGGCAATTAATGTAGTTGGTACTTTACGATCAGCCCAGTGTGCTGGATTGTAAAAGGTATTTGTACTTATGCTTTGATCAACATAAGCCGCAAGTACTGCTGCTGTTTTTAAGTAAGCCGCACAATCAGTCTGTTCCCACATCAATTGATATTTATTTTTAAGTTTAGCATACTCAGGTACTACTTGTGTAAGTGATCCTGCTTTTGATTCTTTAGTACTGATCAAACTCATTGGCATTTCAATACCATTAGTTGAATTAATTACAACACTACTGGATTCAACTGGGGCAATGGCCATTTGGGTGGCATTACGCACACCATATTGTTTCATGTTGGATCTTAGTGTTTCCCAATCTAATTCGGGAGTAAAGTCTGCTAGCTCGTTAACACCCTGGGCACGTAGTTCCCAAGGGAAGGTACCCTGGCCATAACGTGTCTTGTCACTGTCTACACAAGCACCACGCTCTTTAGCTAGTTCTACACTGGCTTCTGTTAGATAAAATGCTTGATGTTCCATCCACGATTTAACATCTTGTAGTGCGTCTTTTTCGCCGTATCGGTAGTCACGCTTGGCGTGCCAGTAAGCTAGGTTAGTTACACCAATGCCTAGAGGACGTATTTCATCGTTGCTTAGTTTACTTTGAATACTCAAAAAATCTTGATAATCCAAGATATTGTTTAGACTGCGGTGTAGTATACGGCAAGCACGGCGCATGTCTTCTGGATTACGGAAAGCACCCCAGTTAATTGATCCTAATGTGCATAGGGCAATACGTCCATTGTCGTCATCTAATCGACGGAAAGGACGTGTGGGTAGTAGAATTTCACAGCAAAGGTTACTTTGATAAATGGTATGATATTCAGGATCAAATGGTCCTTGATTCATTACGTTGTCGGCAAACACTAGATAGATACGTCCTGTATCAGTACGTTCTTTTAGAATGCCACTCTTGAATACTTCTTCAGCTGACATTGTTTTCTTACGCAAGTCTTTGCGCTTTTCGTATTTTACATATAGGTCTTCAAATAACACAGTATCTTTGTAAAACGCTTCATATAGATCAGGTACTTCATTAGGATCAAAGAATGTTATCTGTTCTTTGTTTTTAAAGCGGCGCCAAAAGAAAGCTGATAGTACAACTCCGTAGTCCATGTGACGAACACGAGTTTCTTCTGTACCTTGGTTATTTTTAAGAACAATAAGATCATCAAACTGATGATGCCAAATTGGATAAAATACGGTAGCTGATGCATTACGGATTCCGCCCTGTGAGCATGAACGTAAGTCACCAAACCATTTTTTCAAGAATGGAATCATTCCTGTGTGTTGAATTTCGCCGCCACGAATAGGTGAACCTAAACTACGTAAGCGACCAATTTCTAAACCAATGCCAGCACGTTTGCTAGCATACTTGGCCATCATCTCTCCACTAGCAAAGATACTATCAAGATCGTCATCACTACGGATGAGTACACAGGACGAAAATTGTTTTGTAGGAGTACCCAGACCAGCGAGTACTGGAGTAGCAAGAGTGAAAAGACCGTCACTCGCCGCGGTGTAGTATTCTTTAATGTAACGCATTCTAGCTGAGTTAGGCTCTTCTTTGTGAAAGACTGTAGCGGCTGCAACCATGTAGCGAATTTGTGGAGTTTCATAAATTTCCTTTGTAGCACGATTACGTACTAGATATTTTTCGATTAATTGTTCAATAGCGGCATAAGAATAACTTTCGTCCTTCTCATGATCTAGCATATCATTCATTCGGTTCCAGTCGTCCTCTGAATACCACTCGAGAAGTTCTGGGGTATATAGTCCTGTGTCTACATTTTTCTTTACAATTTCGTAAAGGTGTGGAACATCATATGATCCATAGACGTCTTTACGTAGCATACTTAGACGTTGCTTTCCTGCCACGTATTGATAGTTGGTGTGTCCTACATCTGGATTATTCTCTACGTCGATTAAATCTACAATCGCTCGTAGGGTAATTTCATCGATTTCTCTTGTGGTAATACCATCATAAAAGTGCGGTTGACTTTTAATTTCGATCATCGATTGACTTACATCTGCGATACCACTACATACTTTTGTTACCTGAGCTTGCCATTTTTCTACTGCGAGCGGTTCTTGTCTTCCGCTTCTTTTTGTGACTTGAATTGTCATTATCGATATCTCTTAATTGTTATAGTAATCTAATTTTAAATCTACTGCTGTGTACGTTTTTTTTAACTTCAATGTTTTTTCAACTTGTACTTTATTTACAATCTCCCCGTCAATCATATTAACAATATATTTTCCCTGATTGATCCAAGCTAAATTATATTCGTGTCCAGAATTAGGATCTTGGTATATCCTAATCTCCATATCTAAGTCTTTTCTATGCGTACATAATGATAAAGTATAAACTATACCTAGGCATTTTGCAACATCGCAATAGACGTTCTCTTCCACTAAGGTCCATGGATCCGGCCAAGACTCAACATCGCTAGTGTCCAGATTGTAAGGGACAAAAGGAGCACTTGCCCAAAACTGTGCAGTTTGGACTAGGGCATCTTCTAACGGTAATTGATCTAACACAGATCGAAATTCACGCCAAGATCTTAACCGATCTTCGGACTTTAGTTGAAACATTTAAACGATTTATAAACTTGTAATTCTATAGGATAAACTGCCGGTTGCTGTAAGAGTGTTAGCCCATACAGTAGTGTAACCAGTATTTGCTGTAATATTCATTATCACATCAACTGCACCGCTTTGACTGTACTCTTCGTCGTAACCCACTGTAGACGAACCTGTAGCGCGATCAATTTTAATAATACCAGTGCGCTGATTAGATCCTTGATTTATGGTATAATTTACCACAGCATTGTTAGAACTGAAACTTGTAACATAATTTGTTAACGAATTCAAAGTAGTTGAGGTATCAACACCAATACTATTTTGCAGTGATGTAATTTCATTTTGTAGGGTAATTACATTGCCCTGTAGTATTAGTACGTTAGCAGCAAAACCAGTGGTAAAATTAAGTATGCTATACTGGGTTAAGATTTCAGTATGGCCAAGACTTGGAGCATAATCAGGTGCACCGAGTGTACCGTTACCGATGTATAATTGTTGAGTATCAGTACTCCAACCTAATTCGCCCGCAGCAAGTTGTGGTAAATCTTGATTTAATCCACGACGTACTTGTACTTGACTGATCTGTGTAATTGCCATTATAACTAAACCTTACGTATTATAATGTATTTATGCAGTCAGATAATACAGCTCAACCCTCTTGGTCCATTCGTCAGTCCAGTAGGCAAACTCGTCACCTTCGATAACAAATTCAAGGTATTCCGGCGTCGAATATGTTTGATCTTCTAGTAATTTAGGCTGGCAAGCCATCATAATTACACCACAGTTAATATCTGTACCATGTGTCGCATTGTGTGCTTGTGCGTATGCAGCCAATTGAATAAAATAATCTTCAATCCACTCACGCTTCTTGGGTTTGTTAGTTTGTTTAAAGTCGATAATAGCAGGACGACCTTTCCATACTCCCACACAGTCTGTAGTACCAGCATATAACCCACTATAATAAACAGGTACTTCAGTTCCCCAAAATTCATCTACGTTCGATAGTCCGTTAAGTATGACTTCTGCGGCCATAAACCAACTTGGGTGAGCAAATGGATTTGAAGGCAGTTCTTTCATATCATCACTTAGAATAAATGTTTCTAAGTAGCTGTGCATCCGGGTCCCACGATTAGCAGCTTCAGTGACAATTTGTTGTGCCTGTGCTTCGCCTACACGTTTTTTCCAGTTGTTGAGTGCATCAATCTTCTCTTGCGGTTTAGTGCGATCTAAAATTGTTGTTACACTAGGTACTTTGCTACCATCAGGTGTAGAGTAGTGTCTTTTGCCGTCTACGGTCGTGCGGCTAATTGGTGTATAATCGTATTTTGAAATTATCATATTTTATATTCGAAAACTTTCCCCGCAACCACAGCGGTCTTTTTCGTGGGGGTTACGGAATTCAAATCCTTCATTTAGGCCCTGTCTAACATAGTCTATTTCTAGGCCATCTAATACTACCAAATCTTTGTTGCTCACACGAACAATAATGTTTTGGTTAACAAAATCAGTTACACCATCAGTGTATGCATTAGTATCTAAGTATTCTAACACATAAGCAAGCCCAGAGCAACCAGTAGTTTTTATACCAACAGTAATACCCACGCCCTTGCCGCGACGTTCTAAATTTTGTTTAATTTTTTTTACTGCTAGGTCAGTGACTGTTATCATACACTAAAACTACTGCCGCATCCACAGGTAGTTTGAGCATTTGGATTTTTGATACTAAAGGCACTACCGTATTGATCTTCTTTGTAGTCAATGGTTGCGCCTGTTAGATATTGCATACTCATCGAATCGACTAGTACACCTTCAACATCAAAATCATCTTCGTTTTGATCTTCATCTAAGGTAAAGCCATATTGGAATCCTGAGCAACCGCCACCTTGTACAAAGGCACGAATTTTTAGCTTTGGATTATTTTCTTCTGCAAGAATATCTGCTATTTTACTTTTTGCTTGTTCAGTTATTGTTATCATGTTTTTTCCTATAATCTGCTATTGCGGCTTTGATTGCATCTTCTGCAAGGATTGAACAATGGATCTTAACTGGCGGTAGTGCAAGTTCTTCTGCAATCTCACTGTTCTTAATAGATTCTGCTTGAAGTAGCGTCTTCCCTTTAACCCACTCTGTAACGAGTGAGCTCGACGCGATAGCCGAACCACAACCATACGTCTTGAATTTTGCGTCTGTGATGATTCCATCTTCTACCTTTATCTGTAGTTTCATGACGTCACCGCAGGCTGGAGCACCAACCATGCCGGTGCCCACTGATTCGTCAGTGGTGTCCATCTTTCCCACATTACGTGGATTTTCGTAATGATCAATAACTTTATCTGAATATGCCATTTTATTTCTTTATTGGTTGCGTAGGAGACTTAGGTGCTTGTGGTGCAGGTACTGTTACAGGTGGTTTTTTTAAACTGTCAAACAACTGTTGTAGACCAGCAGCCATACCCGTACTAGCTATCAACATCATAAGTATAAAAGAAATTGGTCTCATTAGTTAGGTACCAATACTGTTTTATAGCAGTTACAGTTACCATCCAACATAGCTTCCCAATGAAATCCTGCGGGTGCTGGATATGTAGGTTGTGCTGGGGGATAAGTCTGTTGTATGTAAACTGGTTGCTGTTGAATAATCACAGGAGGGCGAGTAGCTTCGTAAACAATAACACCACCCACCACAGCAGGTGCTACCCATCCATAACCCGGGTGCCAGTAGTAACGGCCTCCACCATGGCGCCAATATTCAGCGTGTGCAATAGCCGAAAAGGCCAACAATGCAACAAATAGAATTTTTTTCATAGTAAACTCCTTCACGCTATTATAACGTATTTATTGAGTTTGGTCAAGGATTTTGGTTACTTACCGACGGCTCGTTTGGCCATTGAACTAACTACACGTGCATTATCAGCCGATACACCGGCATCAACGTTCAATGGTTCATCACTATCGATAGTATTTTCTGGCAAAGCCAAATAGATATATTTGGTACCAGTGTGTGGATCATCTTTGATACTTTTGATTAGGGATTTTACAGTATCGTTTGATTTTTGAGCAGCATCTAGTGCAGCAAAGTTAAATGCTTCATTACCAGGAATATTGCGAACACGTTCAATAACTGTGTCAACAGCCACCCGTGGAGTGACTGCATTAGATTCTTGTGCTTCATTGCGAAGCCACTCAAGAGCAGTAATTAAAGCAGAGTCACCACGTGTCTCTGCTTCATCTTCGATAGCACTTGGAGAACCTATATCCTCGCGGATAATATCACGAATACGCATTAACGACGCTCGCGGCCTAATTCTTCTTCGCCACCAGCAGCAGCATCAGTAGCATTAAATTCGTCGCTATCAAAATCGCTGTCGCCTTCTGGAGGAGCACCTAGTTCATCACCAGCTGGCTCAGCGGCCATTGCTGGCTCCATACCGCCCATAGCCATGTCGTTAGTTGGCATTTGCTCACCAGCTAATACACGACTGGCTGTGTCTGCTTGATCACGGCCTGTGCTCAATGCTTGCCATAAAGTTTGTAGAACTGGACCAGTTGCAGTTTTAAATGCTTCAGCTTGTTCTACTGAAATTTGATCACGAATTGTATCAACTAATGCGGGCAACTGTTCGTTCTGCATCTTAGATACTTTTTCTAACATGTCTTGGATTGAGTCAACAATATCTTTGGCAGCTAATACTGCTTCACTCTTGCCCATCTCAGATTCAAACAAGCCTTGTTCACTAGACATCCAACGATCCAAACCTTCTTTAACTAACATAAGTTCCATATACTTTGGATTCTTTTCGGCTGTGTGTGCGCCAAAAGATTTTTTAATTTGTTGGATATTTTCGCTAAGGGCCTTGCTTAAACGTTCGGCTTTACCATAGGTTAAATTATCATAGTCAATAGTAAAACCAAAGCGGCTTTCCATGACCTTGTTAATCTTCTGTGGTGTTACTTCTGTACGCATTTCTGAGAGTCTCATGGGTTTAATCCTAAACTGTTATATGTTGTATTTATACCTATTCCCATACTTTAGCAATTTTAGCCCTACGGTGTATAGTGCTTAATTGAGTCTGAGCTTGGGTTAATTTATATTCTGCTGTAGCTAATCTTGCTTGTCGTATATCAGCATAAAAATAATCACCCCGTTTAACAGCTGATTCCATGCACTTACGCATGGTTAAAATATCTGTATAATTTTTATTTATTTCCTGATCTAGGTGCAATATTTCGTTGGCTACCCAATATTGTTTTTTTATGGTATAAATTGTGTAGAGTACTGCTGAAACTTTTTCGCGAAAAACATGTATCAGCTCGTTGTTACGATCCCGTACTTCTGTCATTTTATTGGGAAATACCCGCAGATTGTACAGGCCAATTTTATAGCCGTGTTTAGTAGGCAAACAAATTACTTCTTGCTGTGCTTGAAACTTATCTAGTTGTTTAGCAGTCCAGTGCTTGAGATGATCTGTAAGGTGGTTAGTTAAAACTCGAAGTTCTGGGGGTGTACGATCAGCGGACTTTTTTTGTGTATGTGATTTGACCATTTTCATTACGACGCATTAATACATCCTGCATCGTTAATTGATTAGCAATTAATTGCTCGCGTTCATTTAACGCATTTTTGTTTATTTTAGATTCATGTTGGAATCTTCCCAACAGATTTGCTTGTTCGTTGTTCAATGCAATTTGAACGTTGTTTAGTAATTCTACTATCTTCATTACTTGATACCGTGTATAATAAAACTAATTATACCAGTTAATAGTGCAACAAATATTGCTGTTCCAATAGTAATAAGAGTTTTATTACCTTCTGCGCCTACTCGACCTAGGCTGTCTTTAATATCAACAATATGACCTTCTAATTTATCCATGCGGCCATCGAGATTATTTAATTTGGTTTCCAAGTTAGAGTATCTTTCTGCACAAAGTTCTACGTGAGCTTCAAGACTCTTCTTTTCAATATCGGTAGTTGTGGACATTTAAGTTCGCTTTCATATTAGCGATGCATTCATTGAGCCTAGATGTGCCTTGATAATGAGCCTTAATGTGTGCCGTAGCATCTAGTATATTTATGCTGGATGTACTTGTTTAAAGTATATGTTTTTAATACTACCGTAAGGATAAAAAATTGGTAGCATGAAACGTGCAGTTTCGGTTAGATATGTAACGATAGGAACTTGTTCAAAATCTTGCTGTAGTGCGCCCATGGGTTTACTAGGTAAATCGTAGACTTCAGTTTGTTCTACGGTCCAAGTCCATAACCAAACTTTTTGTTCGCCTTGATAGAAATCACCAAAGTCGGCCACACCAACGTCGGCTAGTGTTGCTTGAGTTGGAGGTTGTATGTTCTGTGGTTGGGTACGTAGACTGATGCATTGTAGTACTGTTTCCCAATTGCGTTGTTGGTTGCGCTCAAGGCTGTCATTGTCTCCGCGAGTAACTCCGGTAGCAGTAATATCTACCAATGTGATACCTTGAAATAACTGTACATTAGACATATACATATTTATCGGTCATAAAAAAAGCACAACGAATTGTGCTTTCTTTATTTTTACTTAAACTAACTATTAAGCTAATTTGAAGTTGTTTGATGCGCTAACAGTAATTGCGTTAGCCCAAACGTTACCAGAACTAACAGCAATGTTTGGTCCAAGTGCTTGGATACGTGTCTGTAGTGCAGAAGCAACAGAAGTAGCAGTTTGAATAACAGCGCCTTCGCTTGTGCTTGTACCAACAGAACCACCTGCACCAGAAGCTTCTAACAATACGCTCATTTGTGTTGTATCAACTTGATACATTGTGATTGTACCGTCAAGCTCAATTGCTCTTAACAATGTCTCAACTGCATTACCAGTGTTCATGTCAGCTGCTTGGAATGTCTGTAGTGCACCTGCTGGTCCAAGAGTTAATTTGATTGCGATTGGAGCTTTTGTTAAACCAGTTGAAATGATTTGACCAACTGAACCAATACCGCTATCTACGTTTACTACGCCATTTGCATCACCTGCATAACGTGTCTGAATTGCCATTTTTAATTTCCTTTATAAATGTTTACGCTTCTTGCGTATATAATTATTTATGATTATTGCAAAAAAACAGTATTTTTACTTGGCAAATAACGCAGCACTAAAAGTACCGCGATCTACTAGTTTTACCAGCCCCTGCGGGGTATTAAACACAAAACCTTCGCCCTGAGGACGGCCGTTTACAAACTGTTGCACACCCTGAACTTGACTTTCTAACTGCTTGGTAAGATTAGCTTTGAGAGCATACATGCTGTTCCATATAGTAAACAGGCCGTTGAGACCCTTTTGATTTCTATAGAGATATCCGCCTTGATTGTCGCCTACCAGTAGCTTGTACTGTTTGGCGCTGACATTATTCTGTAGCCAATCAACTAGTTTTTCGTTAGTTTGACCTGTAATACGATGATTTGTGTATTTTTGTATGGCCTGACGTGCAGGATTATCTAACCCGCTTAAGAATTTGTCTGTTATGGCACCGTATTGATTAATAGCTGTGGTTGCGGCTCTTAATAATTGTACTGGTTCGTCTAGGTGAAACTGTATTCCTGATTTAGGTGTTAGTATTACCACAGGTCCGTCTAACTTTAATCCCTGTCCGTTCCATTGTGCAGGTTTTGAGTTCGCATCAGCATAATATTGATGTACTGCAACTCCGCCTACGCTACGAGCAATCTGCTGTCCAAGAGTAGTTTTTGCTGAAACGTGATATTCAACTACGTTAGGTTTAAAAGCATAAACGCCCTTAACTGGTTTTAACTGTTGCCACCAAAGTAAATCACCCCAAAAGAACCCCGGACTTGAACCTACTGCTTGTTCTAATCCCTGCCAAATATTGTTTAATTTAGCATATAAGTCTGGACGTGTTTTACCGGATTTTTTCTTTAAATCGTACTCTTGCCAACGGGCAGGGCTGTCTGCAAAAAAATTGTTGTCAAACATATATTTGTCTTGCACAGTAAAACGACCGTTAGGTAATCGACCAAATACCAGTGCAGGAAATCCGTCCCATTTAATTGTGACAGATCCTGGATTTTTAATAACATCCTGTAGTGCTCCTAGCATTTGTTTGGCCGCCGCGGCTCCATCAAAGATAGTGTCCTCTGGATGCGGTTGAGCACCAGTACGTTCTTCAACTAGGATTGAGTTAATAAAATCTAATTTCATCTAAATAGTCCTTGAACCATGTCAAGGCCTTGCTGTAGTTTTTTCTTATCTGCCTCAGCTCGTCCTGTAGTGTCTTTTTCAAACTTGCTACTAGCAATAGCGGCAGTAATTTTATCAGTGTATATTCTTACTATATTACTTATAAAATTATCGTAGGAATCTACACCATTTAATTCTAAGGTATGACCAATGGCTTTAACTGCTTGAATAATATCAGCAATTTTAATATCTTCTATATTAGTACCAGATGATTGAGCCAAATCTTTACTTAATTTTGGATTATCAATACCTTGTGTTTTAAGAACAAACTTAGCAACATCAATGGCCCAAGTTTGGGGATTTTTACTCACTGTTACTAGTTCTGTATTTTTACTTTGTCTAAAACTGACAGGTTTGCCATCACGTAGTTTGGCCTGCACTCCATTGGTGCTGATGCTTAGATTTAAATATTCAGCAAGACTGGAATAAACAGTTGCACTGATAACACCTTTAACTCCGTGCTCAGGTGTCAGAGCCGATAACCACTCTCGATTTTCATAGTAGGCCATTACTAGATCAATTTGTACATAACCTGTGCCTACTCGAAAAACAACATTACGACCTGACTCTGTAGTAATGCCTGGTGTTGCATCAGCAAACTCTTTTACAGCTGAAGCATACGTGCTGGCATTAGCAGCATCAGTTAGGTCAGGAATACGTGGAATAAAAAAATGTAGGTCAATGTCGCCGTACTCTTTGTCGGGATCAGATACTAAATCACGCTTATAATAAAAAGCACTACCAACAGGACCTCCACCAACCACTGGTGGTAAATTCTTAGATTTTAAAAACGTATTAAACTGTGCAACAAATTTTGGGAATAGAGATTCTGCTACCAGTTCAACAGTCTTGGGTGTTATTTTAGTTCCTTGTGTTAGTGTACTAGCATATCCGCCTTCTACTACTATGTCGCGGATTTTCATACTACATGACCTAACTTACGGAACCAAGCGGCTGTTCCCGGTGTTGCATCTTCTGGAAGAGTCAGTAACCCCTTGGCTTGGTCTTGTTTAGCCTGTGCCAATTTACCTTCGCGGTCGGGGTCACCTTGTAATGCACGTAATACTGAACTTACTGAATTTAAATCACTTGCATGGGCGCCTGGGTTCAAGAGTACTTTTGCTGCTGCTTCACGGGTGTCTGCAATCACTGTGTTGTCGTCCCGGCGCATAACTGTACCACCAAATGCATCTACTTTAAGACCTAAAAACTTACCAATACTGTTTAATAGAATAAACAACTGACTACCTTTGAATTGCGGATCATCATACATGCCACGTGGACCATGTTGATGCCAATCTGCTACACGTTTAGCATCAGGTATAACCATTAGGTCAACCTGTGCGTATGCTTGTTTACCATCTGCGGTTTTGTAAGGCACGTCAACGTGTACGTTGCGACCTTTTACTGCTACTTGATACCCTTTGGCTTGGAAGTACCGAGCTAGAGCTTGTTTGGCCTGCTTCTCATCTTCTACACCAAAGTTCTTTACTGTTGCGGCCTGATCTAAAAATAAATCAATGTCGCCAGATTCTACTTTATATCCAGCAGAACCAATGTCTGCCATCACTTGACGTTGTAAACCGCTAGGTAGCTCACGCTTGATTGTATCCACTACCGTGGCAACATTATCTCGTGCCACTGCACTAGTATTGTCAAATACATTGCCGCCTTCATATAGATACATTATGTTTGCTCTAATGCTTGATTTAGTAACGCTGATAAAGTATCAGGCGCCGGACGTTTATTGGAAGTTAGCCATCGACCAAGATTGTCTAATATATAATATTTCTTTTGGTAGTATGCAAAAGTGGGGTCTTTTTGTGTTGCTGGTTTAATGCTGATACCTAACGAAGTGTCTTTCCAATCTGGTCCCAGACGACTGACTGTACCACCGGCTGTTGTTTGACCTTGTGGTGTTTGCTGCTGTGCCTGATGTGCTTGATGTTGTTCTTGATCTTGTTTTTCTTTAGCACGCTGAGCTGCATGCCATTGTTTGGCGCCACCTTTGGCCCAATTGGCCTGAGTTTTTGCTTGGCTCCAATTGCTAAAAAAATCAGATAGACTTTCTTGAATTACTTCATTAATTTTCACCGCGAATTCTCCTGACACCACGCTTAAATTTTTCTGGATCTTGTCCGCGGATTGAGTTAAGTAGTCTGCGTTCTAATTCGTCGGCTTGTGCAGGATCGTAGTTTTCACGTATATAATTGATTAGATTGATAGCACCCTGTATAACATGGGTGGCACGGCTTTCCACAAGATTCTCACGATCTTTGTGTACTAGCAACGTGTCTAGTTCGTCTAATATGCTACGTGCTCGCTTTTGCAAGATATACTCCAGTTTATGTTATATTTATATGGATTTAATCTGATTTGGATTTTAGACCCGCTAGCATTTGTTTAAGTTTAGTGCTTTCAACACTACTATTTGGTGGCGGGGCTGTATCTGCCCCTAGATTCCATCCGTCTTTTGGCTGTGGCAACGCATTATTTACTGTAGTTGTAGTTTTAATTTGATTCAAAATACTTGAGGCAGGCTTACCATAACCTCCACTACTTTCTTGTGCATCAGGTCCCGGATCAGTAATACGCATAGTTTCAATGTTGTACTCTAAGTCAATCTTTTGTCCCACACCAGTTGAGCTACGTGACTTCATACACTGGATTTGATAGCGTCCACGTTCTTTCATAGCACGACTTGTAAAGATACCAAACACGTTATCTGCTGTATTAATCTTTGAAATACCACCTGCAATATGACTATGGTCAAATTCAATTTCTTCAACTGCCGAACGATTTAACTGACTAGCTGTTACTAACAGCACACCTAGCTCTTGCGATAAGTTACGCAATTCTTCTGCTACATACTTGTCTTTGATAAACTGATCATTGGGATTGACTTTAACTGATACTGGCATTACTAAGTCTAAATAATCGCACATGATAAAGTCTACTTTGTTGCCTGTTTGAATTTGATACTCTTTAATAAAGCTACGAATATCATTTACATTACTCTGTGCTGGCAATGCTTTAATACGATACTTGCCAGACTTCTTACCCACCATTTTAACTTTAAGTTCTGTAGTGTCAATATCCTTTCGAATATCTTTTGTACCCATGCTGGTTAACATAGCATCTGTACGCAATGCTACTAGTTCTTCACTGAGTTCTAAACTAATGTAAACACCGCTTAGTCCTGCTTGCAACCAACTTAATGCTATGTTCATCATAACAAGTGATTTACCCGAACCCGAGCCACCAGCAAAGATATTAAGTTCGCCACGACTAAATCCGCCGTACAAGATCTTGTCCATTTGCGGCCAACCTGTGCTTACTTGTCCGCCAGAGTTAAAGTATTTGTCAATACGTGCATGCGGGTCAGCAAAGTAATCTGTGCCTAGATCTTTAGTTAAACTAATTTGTACTGCATCTTTAATAAGTTTTTCTACAGGATCGTAGTCACCTTCTTCCAATAAGTCTGCGGCTTTAAGAATAGCACGTGATAGTTCTTCTTTGCGTGAGAACCCCTCAAACTCTTTCATAAACCATTCCTGATGTCCTTCTACTGTATCAGGAATTGGTCTAAGTTCTACCCCAGTTACAGCCTTAATCTGTTCCACAGTAGGAAGTGTTTTATATTCAGCTGAGTGGCTAGCAATAAACTTAGCTGCTTCTCTAAGACTGCGATCAAAGTTTTCCGGATTGTAAATATTTTGTACACGCACAAAACTCTGTGCGTCTTGTATCATCATTTCTAAAAATAATTTTTGTAATTCTGGTGTATAGTCTGTGGTCATAGTTTATATTTTTCGCATATTAATTTAAATACATCATCATGTTTGGTTATTGCTGGCATACATTTAATTTCTTTAACATCAAAGGATTTATATTTATTATTGTATAGAGAGCAAAAAGGAGAAATTGTTTTTTCTAATATTACGTCTAAAAATTCTGTTGCATCGTGTGAATTATGGTGCCACCAACTAGTTTGTTCACTAATCATAAAAGGAACAAACCCAGTATTCATAGTAATTAACTTGTTAATAGATTGATCAACACCAAGACATTTATAGTCATCTATCATTAATATACCAGTTTGATTCATTAACAGTATAGATTTCATTATATCATTGAATGCATTTGGGTAATTATGATTGCCATCTACATTTATAAAATCGTATTTTTCTGCGCTATTAAAATCTTCACTTGGTATTTCTATTAGGTTAATTATTTTATCTTGTGTGTATTTGCTATCTTTGTAATACTTGTTAAAAACGGTTAGTTGCAAATCAGAATCAATAGCAGTTAATTGACTACCTGGTAATGTTGCTTCAACGAATGCTGCAAATGTTTTGCCTTGGTAAAAACCAATTTCAAGTATGTTTGATGATTTGAAATGGTGTACAAGATAAAATGTTAGTAATAGGTCGATATTAATTCTCATACGAAGATCGTATTCATCTATTATTGTTATTAGTTGAGATTTATAAAATCGATGATTCATTGTTAATTGTATATTTTCTTTTTACGTAATTCAATTTTTAATCTATTAGATTGTTTTGCTTCTAATATGCTCTTAATAACAAATAGTTTACCATACGCTTCTACTGCACTTGATACGTCTTTATGAGATTCCTGCCAAACAGGGAAGCTAACACTCCAACCGTATTCAATTGCCTTGTCTACCAAATTTGCGCCGGCCTTATCTGCATCAGGCACTACAATAACTTCACGACCTAGGCTATCAATGATGTCTGCTTGTATTTCACTGCATTCATTGCCCAGGATAGCAACACCATCTATGGCCATGGCATCAAACGGTCCTTCACATACAATAACAAACTTGGCATCTGGGTGTTGCTGATCAGTATTAAACACATAACCAGGTTCGTGACTGTTATAATATTTAGGTTTGATTCCTTCATACAGGGCGCGAGCAGTATAACCTATGACCTGATTGCGCCAAGTAAAAGGAATGATCACTCGACGATGTAAGTTGTTTTGTGTTTCCGGCGTCCAATAAAAATTATAACGATTTAAATCAATACGTCTAGCGGCTGTATATATAACTGCATCATGGAACTCTTGATGCACATCAGAATCTTTTAGGGTATACCAAGATTCCCAACCAACGAATGTTTGTGCTTCTTGGGGTAAGGGTCTGGCCTTAAAGTTAATAGGCTCAGCTTCTTCTACTTCTACTAATGTTTCGGGCGCTACTAATTCACGGATACGAATAGCATCGATAACTAATCGCTTGATGGTGTTTTCGTCGGCACCCAACCAGGACAACAATTTACGGAACTTGTAGGTCAAGTGACGACCTGGTGTGTACGAAGCACGAAAATTACAGTTAAAACAGGAATATGATATTGCTGAGTCTTTGTTTACAATAAATCCGCCGCGACCACGAGTATCTGCGGATTCGCCATTGTGAGGACAACAGACGGCATTGCCCGAAATCCATCCCGAACTTGAATTAGTCTTTGTTTTCCTGCCTGACTTCCAAAGATTGATTGTAGCGTCAGCTATTTGATTGATCAAGTCTTGTTACTTTCCAGTTGTTGTTATCTTTTCTTTTACGCACCACAGTTGTGTTATTATAACACTTTCTATAGGCTCCGAACAACCTCCAGTAATCCACTCCAATTTCTTTTTTATGTTTTTCAACAAAGCCTTTTAATCCAATTTTAGTTTCCCAAACTCTGCCATCTGGTGCTTCA